TTGTAAAGGATGCTATTATCAATAGTGGTAATAAATATTTATTTTCAATCCCTTATACTCCAACAACAAATGCTCCTATAGAAAATTACTTCAATCAAATAAAGCATTATCTCAAATTGAATAAGAAGGTGCTAAAGTATGATGAGTTAAATGAGGAAATCAAGAATGCTATTAAGATGGTAAGAAAAGAGAATTATACAAACTATTTCAATAATGCTTACAATAAAGAAGGATTAAGACAATACACGAGAAGACTATCAACAAGATACAGAAAACCTAAAACATATAAAACAACATAAGAATATATTAGGTATATTATAAGACATTATCATCATAATGAGACTTAAAACTGAATTGTATCCAGAACAACAAAAACAAATAAGAGAAGAACTAATAGAATTGTTGAACTTGAAAGAAACTAATTGTCTTATATTGTATGAAATAGACCAAGATAAAGAACTACAAGGCAAAATCATGGATTTATTACCAAAAATACATAATTATTTTTCTATGAGTACCATAACAGCAATATCATATCCTGATAAAATAAAAAGACCATATGTATCAATTATTCGCCATCTATTGAAAAATGAATATCAAATATTAAGTACTGAATACACCATCAAAGCAGAACCAAAAAATATAAGAACAAAACGATATTATTTTGTACGAAGGCAAGATATAAAAAATTGATTATAATAGTATAAAATACATATATCACTATGAATAACCAAGAAAAGGGTCTATTATATGAAAAGTATGTTAAGGACTTTATTATTCAAAAGATTGGTAAAAATGCTTATCTATGGAATGAATGTCCTGAAAACATATTGATTGAAAATGCTTTGGTTGATTCACATAATGATATGAGGCTGATAAGAAAAGACATCAAAGAAGGATACATACATTCCCATAAAGATATAGGTATTGACATCATACAACTTGATAATAATAGATGTTCTATAGTCCAATGTAAAAATGGTTATAGTAATGGTTTATGTGTAGATGACATATCAGGTATTATGATGAGAAGTAATTTCTTGAGAGATGTTCCTACATTCATTTACTATACAAACTGTCTATCAAGAAACATTAAATACACATCAAAATTAAGTCCTTATGTTGTCAATATTGATTGTAGTACTAATATAGATAAGTTATTAGAAGTATCTATTGATAATAAAATATACTTTCTTAAATTGCCTTATGAAGATAAGAATAATCAAGAAATTATAAAGACTGAAATAATACCATATTCATATCAAACAGACGCAGTTGCTAAATTCAAAAAACATTTTGAAAACAACAATAGAGGTATCTTATCTCTTCCATGTGGTTGTGGTAAGACATATACAAGTTATATAATATCTTCTGATTATAGTCATATCATCATCTTATCACCATTAAGAGAGTTTGCAAGTCAAAACTTAAATAGGTTTATTGAATATGGTTATGATAAAAATAATACTTTGTTAGTTGATAGTGATGGAAATAGAGATATAGATAGTATCAAAGGAATCATTAAAAATAAGAATACACTTCTTATTAGTTGTACTTACAACTCTATGGACTTGATAGCAGAATGTTTAGATTTGTTTAGGGATACTTTATTCATTGTTGATGAGTTTCATAATCTTTCAAAGGCAAATATATCAGATAATGAAAACCACATATTTAAGTTATTGATGTCAGACCATAAAATATTATTTATGTCAGCAACACCAAGGATTTATGATATTGAATATGATGATGAAGCATTTGATATGGAATGGTTATCTGGAGATGTTGTATATCAAATGACATTTACAGATGCTATTGCTAATAAATATATAACAGATTATAAAATATGGTTGCCTTCTATACACGAAAATAATGAAGAACTTGATAAGGAACTTTCTATTTATGAGATTGATAATGAAATTAAGAATAGATGTAAGTTCTTATACTCTTGTATAGCAAATAATGGTTCAAGGAAGTGTATTGTGTATTGTAAAGATACAGAAGATATGAAGAGTATGATGGAATGTATGAAGACTTTGAATGAGTTTTACATTATGGATATTGAAATGAATAGCATCAGTTGTGAAGATAGTGAGAAGAAACGAAAGCATACATTAGAATGCTTTGCTAATAATAATGATAAAATACAACTGCTATTTAATATTAGAATATTAAACGAATGTATTGACATCCCATCTTGTGATAGTATATATATCAGTTATGCTCCCAAAAATAAGATAACTACTATTCAAAGAATTAGTAGAGCAACCAGAACAGATAAGAATAACCCTTATAAAGTTGCAAATATCTATATCTGGTGTGAAGAATATGAGGAGATATTGGAAACCTTATCATCAATCAAAGAATATGATATAATGTTTAAGGATAAAATCAAAGTAAATGCTGTAGATTTCTATCATAGTAAAGAAGAGAAGGAGTTAGAATTAGTAGAGAATGATAAGGTATTGTTGAGTAATTATACATTGGGAATTAAGGAGTTCAAGGTGATGAGTTGGGAAGAAAAACTTGAGATGGTAGAAGAGTATATTAAAGAGAATAGGAAGTTGCCATCACAAGGTGATAAAAATAAATTCATAAAATCTTTAGCAAGTTGGATTAGTACTCAAAAAGGATATGATAAAAAACAATCAATAATAAATGCAAGGTTAGATAAATGGAGAATATTTTGCAATAAATATTCTTACTTATTTAAGACTGATGAAGAACAATGGAAAGATACATTATTAAAATTAGAATATTATATAATTACTAATAAAAAGATACCACCGCAACATAGCAAAGATAAAAATGAACTTAAATTATCAATATGGATGCGTAATCAAAAAAAGAACTACAATAATAAAAAATGTATCTTAAATAATGACAATATAAGATGTATATGGGAAGAGTTTCTGGATAAACATCAATTAATTTTCAACCTAAATGAACTTACAAGTAAATGGAAATATATGTTACAGAGAATAGAAGACTATATTCAAGAAAATGAAAAACTCCCTCCATATTCATCATATGGAAAATGGATAACAAGACAAAAAAAGAATTATATAGAACACAAAGAAGGTATGAAGAATGAAAGTCTTAGACTATTATGGAAATCATTTATTGATAAACACTCAGATTTACTGAAGTCTAATGAAGAAAGTTGGAAGGATAAACTATTTCAAATAGAAGAATATATAGAGCAGCACAACAAATTACCTTCACAATTAGATAAAAATATAAATATAGGATTATTAGGGAAATGGATCACAAGACAGAAAGAAAATTACAAACTTCAATCACAGATTATGTCAAATAATGAAATTAGATTGCTATGGGAAACACTTGTCAATAAATATCCATTATTATTTATGGATAATATAGAAATATGGAAGAACATTCTACGACAAATTGATATATATATACATCAGAATAATATATTACCATCAAGATATGATGACAATGATGATGTTAAAAAACTTGGTAATTGGATTGATACGCAAAAGAAGAATTATGATAAAGAAGATAAAATTATGAAGGATAATGAAATAAGATTATTATGGAAAACCTTTATTGATAAATATCCACAATTCTTCATTTCATATAAAGCAGAATGGATGAAGACTTTCAATGAAGTAAAGCAGTATGTAGAATTACATAACATATTACCAACACAATGTCATAAAGAATACAATGTTAAAAAACTTGGTAATTGGATTGGTAATACAAAACAAAATTACAAAACAAACATTGGTATTATGAAAGACAAAGAAATAAAATTATTATGGGAAAACTTTATAGATAAGTATAAGCAACTATTTCAAAGTAGAGAAGAGAATTGGAAAGATACACTTCAATTATGTGAAGATTATGTAAAAACTAATGATAAATTACCTACAACAAAGAATAAAAACACACATATAAAATCTTTAGCTAATTTTATATGTAATCAAAAGAAGAATTATCTAAATAAACAACATATAATGAAAGACCCTGAAATCAGACAGCAATGGGAAGAATTCATATCAAAATATGCACGCCTGTTCTAAAATACATTTACTTCATTTTTCAAAATCTATATAAAGATTACACTATAATATTATGTAGAACACGAAAACACTAAAAATATTTTTTCTCATCCTAATAATAGATGAATAACATTAAAGAGAAACCTCCTGACTTCTTTAAGGGTATTAAAGTACCTATCAAATATGTTCTTAAACATCCTGAAATCAATCTTCCTAAAATTAATAACGCTGTTATGAGAGCACATAAAATTGTAATTCATGGATTGATGTTTATGAAGTTGTATTTATTAGACTATTATGATAATCATAATACTATACCTGAAATAGAACATTCTTTTGTAGTCAATTGTCTGAAAATAGTTTGTATCAAAGGTGGTTCAGGAAGACCACCATCTGATGAAACAAAGCATCTAAAAGATAAACTTCAATCATTTTATGAGGAACATTATGAACCATTAAGACAAGATGATAAACTTACATACACTCATATGAATACCATTTTAGACTATTTGGCAGATGATATCATATCAATGTATAAAAATAACATTCAATTGCATTATGTGGAATATGTAGAGCGTTTTGTTAATGTATATTGGAAGAAGAAATATATTGTAGATAAAATAAGATTAAATTTAGCTAAAAAAGAGAAAGATAATAGAATAAATAAACTATGTTCTCAATTGAGAAAAATTAAGAATGATATCCTTAATGTTGAAACAAATGAATATAAATCACATCATATGTATCACTCTTGGATTAATAATGTAAAGCAACATATCATTCCCAAAAAGTTATTTGCTAAAAATAGTATTCATTATGATATACATTGTAATCAGTTTGATTACTTACCTTGTATGATTTATATGATGAAACATATAGAACAAGAAGGATTTAGTATCAATAATGTTTTTCCTTTGAGGTCAGACATCGTACCAAAACATATTACTCTGGATAGTACAACAATAGTAAATCTTCTGTTAAGAAAAGAGCAAGGTAAAAAAGATGATTACTTATCAAAGGGTAATCTTAAGAAAAGGAAAGCAGAAATATGGGATTTTTTCTTTAGGACACAAAGGAAATGCTTTAAGAGAGAAGGATATTCATTTCATCATATGATAGAAACTGACGGTGTTAGTTGTTCTATTTTGCTTATAAGAGATGACTTGGTTGATAAGTTTTCAAAACCTAAAAATACCAGCATATCAAAAGAACTGTATATTGATGAATTGTGTGATTATACTCCTTTACAAAATAAGAAGATAATAGCAATAGACCCTGGAAAGTGTGATATTATTTATTGTGTTGATGGATGTTGTAAAGATGCTACCACGTTTAGATATACACAAGATAGTAGAAGAAAAGAAACTAAAAGTAAGAAGTATAATAAACTCATATTGGAGTTTAAGAACGAAAAGATTGATGGTAAAACAATAACAGAATATGAAACAGAACTATCACAATATAATAAGAAGTCTTTAGATATAAATAAATACAAAGATTACATCAAAAAGAAAAATGAAATCAATCACAATCTTTTCCAATTCTATGAAAGATATATATTTAGAAAACTCAAACTAAATGGATATATCAATAGAAAAAGAAACGAACAGAAGATGATAAATAAGTTTAAGAAAATATTTGGCAATCCTGATGATATTGTAGTATGTTTTGGTGATTTTGAACAACGCAAACATATGAAATATAAAGAACCTATTAAGGGTAAAGGTATTAGAACATTATTTAGAAAATCTGGTTATAATACATATTTGGTAGATGAGTTTAGGACAAGTTGCAAATGCTGTAATTGTGAAGGAGGAGATTGTGTGAAGTTTATGGTAAGAAAAAGCCCAAAACCTTGGAAAGACTACAATGCTTTAGTACATGGTCTATTACGCTGTAAGAGCGGTTGTGGATTATGGAACAGAGATGTAAATGGTGCTAAAAACATTTATAAAATAGCTTATAATCATATAAATGGATTAAAAAGACCATTATATCTATGTAGAAGTAATCAATCAGATACATTACACGATGTATCTAACCATAATTTACCTTTCTAATAATTATTAGAAAGCCTTGAAGACACAAAGTAATAAACCTGTATGAAATATTTTTTTTACAGAACTTTGTGCCGTTTTAAATCTTCAAGGGTGTAAAAAACAAAAAGTAAAAAGGGTATTTTTGTATTAAATTTTATAATTTTTTTCTATATTTTTATCTTATGGGAGTTGTGTTTCTATTTTACCTAGGAGTGTTTTAAATTCTTTAGCATCTTCAGATGATTAAAACATTTTGTTATATTTCAATAAAAAATTTTTCATATTCATATCTTCTTTTTTCTGTATAATATACTTCTTCCTATTTTTCTGCTGTACTATACTGATTTTGCACATCGTCATTTCATGTATTTTTTTTCATAATTTTTATGCAATACAATGACATAAAAAATTGAAAATTATCTAAAATTACCAAAGATAATTCCTAAGGATCCGGTATCTAACAATCTAGGAATTCTTGATAAAATTTATCTAACAAGTTTCCAAGTTACGATAAAAGCAGGTAATTACGAAGTTTGCAGTTATATCTGAGCTATCATTCGGGGTGTTGTCGTACAGAGACTGTATGAAGCAGATCTTGAAATCGCATACCCAAATGACGTCGCTGGGCAAGAACGAATGATGAAATGCAAAGTCTTCTGGAATGTTGCTCGATGGATACAGTTTCCAGCGATTTGCTGCTTCGATGAGCTTCGAGAAATGTTATCTTTTTCCCCTTGTTTTTGAAGACAATGTCAAAATTGCTGTATGTGATGAATTAATCTTCGTTGCCGGTGTAGAGATAGGGATATGTTCTGCGATGACCAAGCGATTGATTCCCAGCATTTTCGCGTAAAAGTATGGGTACAATAGTTTGCGGCTGCTCAATGTGCAGATGGTAAGAAAACTGAACACCGAAGCATTCTGGATACAGACAATGACCGCACGCCAGTGCCATAATCGGCTTTACATCCTCGAGGCATACCGGACACATGATGGAAACGATAGAGTACAACTTGATTGCGAAAGGAGAACATAAGATCTTCCTGTATATCGGGTAACTACTACCCATGAATTTATTACTGAGGCTGAGTCTTGCGAAGACATTGATGTTTGCTTTGATAATCGGCAAATCTTGTGGAGGAGCCTCACGATAATCACCTAAAATGTTTTCAGTGAAGGCAAGTTTGATGAATTGTTTTTCGATCTCTGTGGTAGTGATGATCTCTTCTGAAATACGAGCTTCTTCGGAAGCAATCTTGTGAAGAGGTGAATGATCTTCACCTTCCATTTTAAATTTTCAAAAATCAAGGTAACGTCAAATTTAAAATAAAATAAATAAAATAAATAAAATAAATAAAAAATTAAAAAGATACAGTTACCACAAAGGTGTTCGTTTGTATTTTTTATCTTATTATCTCAATTTTTTAGAAAGATACTGAAAACAGTTTATCAATATATACAATCAGTTGTGACATTTTAAAAATTCTCAATCGCAAAATCATCCTGTAAATATAATATTTTTATAATGTAATATTACAGATTTAACTAAATAATCTGTTTTTTCTAGTGTAAAAAGTAGAATGAAATAATGACTAAAAGTTGTGAAAGGGTTCTTCCATTAAAACAATATGGTCCTACATGTTGGTTTAATGCATTACTAACATCTATTTTATATAGTGAACAAAGTAGAGAATTACTTATAAAAAAATCTCAAAACTGGAACAAAAAAATCAAAGTTTTACAAACTGTGAAATATATATTAGAACATAAATTTCTAAAAACAAGTAATGTAAACAATGATTATCTTTATTTTGACAAAGTAAAACCTGAATATATTCTGGGCTTATTACATAGATATAATAAGAAGAAATTCAGAATTACTGAAAAACATAAAAGAGGATATATGTCTGTTCTTTATATTAGAAAATTATATAAATTATTTGGTGCTTCATTGTTATTATTAGACCTCAATAATAAGAACAATACCTTATATTATTCAAAATATAACAATTATTCAATGTCTACGAGAAAAGGTAAGGATTATATTACATATATTTCAAAACCTTTACTTAAAATAAAGGACAATTATGAAAAAAACAAGACACCAGACGTACTTATAATTACTCAAGGACCCGAACATAATATTACTGTAGGTAATTTAGATATGAAGGTCTTAATGAAGCAAAATGATATTGATAACATTAAAACGTTAAAGGATAATATAGAATTAAATAAAGAAGAATATATATTAGATTCTGTTATATTAAGCAATTGGAATTATGAACAATCAAAACTAGGACATGCTATTTCTGGAATTACATGTAATAAAGAAAGATACATTTATAATGGGTGGACAAGACAAACCATTGATCCTGCATTAGTAAATAACAATGATAAACTTGATATTCCTTGCGAATTAATGAAATATAACTGGGATATTCATAAATCAGATGATTTTTGTTTAAACCCGAGAACGTGCGCACCTGATAAAATTACAAATTTTATGATTGAAAAAATGAAAGTATATGTTCAAAATGTATGTTTCTCTTTTAATAGTGGTAATAAAATATTGATATATATTAAAAAATCTAAAGATCCAAATCTAAATATAAATGATGACAAATGTGAGAAAAATAAAGTGAGAAATCCTCTAACAAATCGGTGTAAAAAAATTAATGATATCAATGAAAAACCTAAAGAAGATATTGTTATTAAGAAAGAATGTCCTAAAGGTAAAGTATTAAATCCTACTACAAAACGATGTATCAATATTCCTAAAAAACCTAAAGAAGATATTGTTATTAAGAAAG